AATAAATTGACAATTTCACAATTTTTTTGGCAGCGTGCGGCTGCCCTTAATTTTGTGTTTTGTTTGATTTTTTAAGGATATTCCTAATCTAGGCGTATTGGCAATCTTCTTGTCTATAGAAAAGAAGGGTTGTTGTCCCAACCAGATGGGGCTACCTCTACTCTACTGGCGCAAATAGTTTTTCTATGTTTGCGTTGGTTTTTCTTTTGGGTTGATAGTTTGTTTTGTAAATTATTGACCCGTGTAATATATTGTTGTACACTAATGTATAATATGTATTTTTCCTCTCTTAATTTCCTATTTTCTTTTTCTACACTTTCTATTTTTCTGTTAAAAATCCGAGTGATGACTTGGTGAACGCAGTCTAATCTAGCTTAGACTGCGTTTGGTTGTGTTATTGACCGTGTGTAGGTAAATTCTTGCAAGGTGTTGCACTCCCAAAAGGAGTGTGCATCGTTAGTTGGATAAGCTATAGTCCACCTCATCCGACAGTTGGGGCATCATATTTGTATTTTGGTGCGTTTAGACCTTCTGTAAGTGATGTAGTTTCGTGTGACAAGCCCGACTATTTAATGCATAAATGCTCTGCTAAGATCCTTAAGATCTGCAAGAATTCCGAAGCCACGGAGAGTGATATCTAGGGTATACTCTCTGCTAATGCGTAGAATCGCATACTGTAGGCATGTCCGCTAGTCCATAGACATATGGTGACGGCTACCAAAGCGTAGACGCTAGGAGTCCTTAAAGTGTGGACCTCGGGATGAGTGCAAGCACCGGCCTCTCCTTAAATTTAGGGCACCCCCAAGAATTAAGAGACAGATGATGAAATTATTTATGATTTTGTTTTTCTTTATTGTGGTCGTCGGAAAACAGTTGGATGTTACCGTAGAATACGACCACATTGTGGATGATGCTTCCCTAGTTTGCCCTTTTGGCAATTTTTGTCGAAGGTATAGCTGTGCTTCAATTGGATCAGAAATAGGATGCCACTTGATACCTAATAATTGGGATATTGAACTTTCAAAACCTAATCTTTGTTCATACCAATTTCCTGGCCTCATTAATTACTTTCCAGTTCGCATCAAATTGAATTTGGTGTATTGGAAGACCAGGTGGGTGGATACGTTTGGTGTCAATGTAATTTGGAAGCGATTTGCATGTGTTGAATTCGAGACACAGAGTAATGGTGTGTCGTTTGAAGATTTATTGAGAAGTTTTTGTTCTCCATTTGAAGTCGCCAGCTTTCGTTATACTGAACATAGGGTATTTGTAGTAGTTGCAGTTTTTACACATGCAAGCGCTGATCCTATCCGAGTCATTTGCACATCTCTTTCATCTTTTAAAGATGCTGAGAAGAGAGTAATGCGGCAAGCCGTTCGTATTTTTTCAACTGGAAGGACAGAAAGTCAGAGTGGTTTGTTCACATTAGCTGGGATCCAACAGAATTACCAGAATCAATTGGTCAACGATTTCATTGTCTTTGCTGCAGATTTTTATTTTTCTCAGAACGCTTTTCAGAGAGCTTTTGCAGTATTGAAGTTCGTTGACAGAAGGGCTGATGACCTTAAGAGAAATGGTATTACCCCACCTGCCCTTGCCCACATTATTAGTACTCATTTTGTTTCTCGGCCTGAAATTGATCAAAGGCTCCTTCAGGAGGTTTTGGACTTTGACGATCATTGTTTAGTAGACGATTGGAAGTCACAGGGTTTTTTCGAAACGGCGAAAGCTGCTTTCCATGGTATTTCGAACGCATCTGCTTTGAATTCGACAGTGAAATTAATTACTTTATTGTGGACCTTGATTTTTGCTACTAGAGATGGGAAGTTTGATGGTGCATTTCTTTCAAAATTGTCTTCATCTTTAGAGGGCATTACACCGGTTGAAGTGGCTGCCAATGTGGGGAAAGGCATTATGTCACATCTTACTTTGTTATTTTCACGGGGTTATGAGTTTTATGTCACCAGAGATGTTAATGTTTTTCATCGATCTGATGATGATGCTACAAAATTCATGTGTGACGTTATGAATCTTGAGCGAGAAATGAGCGACTACAAGTTTGAATTGGAATTGAGCCACGATTCCATGGCCCTTGGTGATTCAATCGAGAAACTTGTGAGGGACCAAATACCAATTTTGAAGTATTGCAAGCCAGCTATGAAACCCCTTTTACTTGGATATGCTAATCGTTTGCACAACATTCAAATTGAGTTTGCTGTCAATACTCGTAGTAAGACTAGTAGGAAACTACCTTTTTCGGCTTTGGTTTATAGTACGCCTGGTGTTGGCAAGTCATCTGTGATTGATTTGTTGACTGAAACGTTTCGCATAGCTAACCCAGCCGAGTCTCATGTTGGTCCGGCCGACTGTTTGCGGAATGATGGTATCTACAACAGGACTTCTGAAAAATATTGGTCTGCGTGGAAGAATACCAATTGGGCTATCGTTTTTGACGACATCGGACAAAAGAATCCGGCTGTAAATGGTTTTGCGGACGAGATTCAAGAGTTGATTCACGTAATTAACAATGTGTCGTATTTTCCACCTATGGCGGGAGTTGATGAAAAAGGTAAAGTTACCGTTGCGCCTCAACTTGTGCTTGCGACCACCAATAATTTGGATCTTAATGCGGCATTTGCTGTAAGATCTCCGAGTGCAGTATTGCGTCGCTTTCCTTATATCATTCGACCATTTGTCAAGAAGGAATTTTTATCGTCTTCAATGTTGGACCCAAGCAAGGTTCCTCATGGACAGACGGACATTTGGGACTTTGCGGTTCAGTCAGTTAATCTCACTTGTGGAACAGTGGTTTATACAGACGTTTTGGGCAGTAGTCACGGCGGTGTGGATAGGAACACATTTTTGAGATGGTATGTTAAAGCCTGCGTTGACCATTTCGTGCGACAGAACAAAGTGGGTAATTTTAAATCACAGATTTCTGGGTATGATGCAGCAAATGGTAAGATTTTGAAGTGTACGCGTTGCTTACTTCCGAAGCCTCTTTGTTCTTGTGAAGGTTTGGACGATGGAGTTACAGTCCATTTTGTTGAATCACAAGGTGATGTGTTTATTCCTGTTTGTAAGTCTTTGTTTTGCGTTGGTGTGTTTCTCTTTTTGTTGCGCTACATTATTTACACAGTCACGTTGGTTTTTGCTCTTTTGCGGTCTTGTTGCCGAGATTTTCGGAGTTGCCTCATTTCATTGTGGCATACCCAGGTTATAAGTCCATTCATGAATGCAGTAGAGGCCGCTGATGGTATTTCCGCTTCAAGCACCCGATTGGCCGGTTCCATTGATCAAGTTAGTTGTTTGGTAAGGCAATTAATCGGTTATTGTGATAGCATTAGGCAATCATATTTATTTTGGAATGATTATAACCCCTTCCCCTTTTTGTTCGATACTGCGAGTATGATTTATTATTTTTCCAAATACTCGTTTTTTTCGTGTGGTAGTTTCTTTTATGACACGACAGTATCTAGTTCTAGTGCATTGGGAGAAATGTTGGCAATTGCCTCACGTTCACGCTGGTACCGAAGTTTGCTTGACAGGTTTATGAGCAATTATGGACGCAGTATTATTGAGCGACTATCGGGTTTCTTCCGACCCAAATATATAGCTCTTATTCTCATGGCCCTTGCTAGCGCATGGTTACTGACGCATGTCACTGACATATTCAGGACCCAGGGACTTGAGGATTTTGATGCGTCTCCCCCGTTGGAAGAGGCTTTTGCACCTGCTAATGTGTGGAAGAAGTCTGGACCGATGCGTTGGACTGACTTCATTCCCCAAGTTGGTAGAACCACTCATCCTGATCATTTCTATAAACGATTAGAGAGTGCAATTGGTAAGCTCAAGGTTTATCGGAAGGGTGAGCTGTTAACACCCAATGGTGTTAATTGTTTTTGCTTGCGTGGTAATAGTTGGTTGATTCCAAAACATTTTATGCATCAGGTCGTAAACTGTGGGTCTGATGTGGATTTGCAGATTAATCGTGCAAAAGTTAGTCTCCACACTTTGCGGACCAAATTTTCTGAGATCAATTGGCGACCTCATCCGACTGAAGATTATGGGATTTATACTTTCCCTAGTCCCCCCGGATTTGATTTGGTACAGTATTTGGTTCCTGAGATTAAGCAGCCTTTTTCTGCTTCACTTCTCGTGATACGCGATGGCATTGAGAAACTTGATTCACTCAGACCAATAGTCATGCGAACCACAAAATGTTCAGATTTGGTCAGTTCATTGGGTCCTGATTATATTGAACGACAGCGTTATGTCGTGTCCATTAGGGATCCCACAATCGTTGGTGATTGTGGTTCGCCTTTGGTGATGTGTAAAGATGGCGCCAACGCCATTTGCGGCATACATGTTGCAGGGAACAGTCAGAACATTTCATTAGTTATGCCTTTGGACATTGATTGGATTAAGGAAATGACTCTTGGCGTGCGTTCGCAAGGAGTTTATAATATTGACACCAAGACGCGCAAGGTTGAAATTCTGCCATTGAGTGAGAAATGTCCCTTGCGTTTTGAAGGCTTGGGTGATGTCCCTAGTGATATTAGGGTTTTTGGGTCATTTGATATTCCACAGCGACGATTTAAGACACAAGTTGCTAGTCATGCTTTTAGAGATTTTTGGGAGAGAAACGGATACATTTCTGGGAAAGTTGCTCCGGTAGGAATAGTTACGTGGGTTCCAAAACGAAACTTCTTATTAAATGCGTGTGCGCAAAAGGACGTTTTTAGCAATGAATTGAAACTAGCTACTCTTCATTTTGGCGAAAAACTTTCTCAATTGGATCTGGATAGAGTTCAGGTCTTGAATCATCATGACACCATGTATGGTTGTGTTGGAGATCAATTTGTCAATAATATTAACTGGACGGCTGGTGCTGGATTCCCATGGGGGAAAGCGAAGAATTTGCTTCTCCCAACAGGGTGTATTGATGGCCAAGACAGGTGTATCTTGACCGAGGAAGTCGAATTACGGATAGAGGAGATGTTGAAGTCGCTTGATTAACGTGAGCGACCCACAATGATTTTCAATGCAACTCTCAAGGATGAACCAATTAGCCAAGAGAAGTTACTTAATAGCAAAATTAGAGTATTCATGGCTTGTCCTTTGGAGGGTTTGTACTTGATAAGGAAATATTTTTTGGCTGTTTTGGCTGTTGTGCAATCACAAAACCTCATATCTGAAATGGCAATTGGCCTTAATTGTTTCAGTGCGGATTGGGATGCTTTGTATGAGTACATGTTTCCTAATAGTGACTGGAAGGTTTTTTGTGGAGATTATAAGAACTATGATCAACGTATGTCGTCACAATTAACAAGCGCTGCTTGGGGATTACTTATCGAAATTGCCAAGAGAGCTGGTTATGGGGAACAAGAGCTTGAGCGTATGCGGGGTTTAGCTGATTGTTGTATTTTCCCTGACGTGAATTTTTTCGGTGATTTTCTGACTTTGTTCGGCACCAACCCATCAGGTCATCCTTTGACGGTTGTGATAAATGGCATTGTTAACTCCTTGTATATTCGCATTGCGTGGTATAAGATCTTCGGTGATTTGAATCACTTTGAGACAAATGTGAGAATGATGACATATGGAGACGATAACATGGTTTCTGTTTCCCCTGAGTTTCAAGGAAAATTCAACCAACAAACAGTTCGTGAGTCATTGGCTGAGTTTGGTGTTATTTACACTGACTCTCGCAAAGATGGGACAGAAGTTGATTTTGTGACAACTTCAGAGATGTCATTTCTTAAGAGGAAGTGGGTAAAATCAGATTACGGTTTTTACTACTGTCCCTTGGAATTTGCTTCGATTGCAAAGAGTTTGCAAATGGGGGTGAGAACAGGGAAGTGTGAAAGTGAAGATGTGATGAGCAGCGTACTAGTTGGTTCTGTTCTTGAAATGTTTCAACATGGGAAGGAGCAATTTGATCGTCACATGGTTTTGGTTAAGGACTGTATGGAGGAATATAATTTAACTGAATGGGTCTCTTCCAAAGGGGGCCTACGCAGTTGGGATGAGATATTGGAGATAAGATTGAGAGGTGATTATTCACTTCGAACTTTTGGCTTAACCCATAAAGCCAGAGCTGAGAAGCTCAAAGCATTCGGGGCGTCACGTGCAGTTACCAGCATATTGTCAATTAGTGATCAGGTTACAGACATATGTGAGGGGTACGTGACTCAGACGCAAGGAGCAAACCTCCAAAGTCCTTTTCAGGACGTCGCTTTGCGTGGACATACTAGATCTTACACTGAGCTACGGAAATATGCTCATGTGGAAAACATCCTTTCCGCTGAAATTTTAAATTTTACAGATACAACAGCTCAAGAAGAGCATTTAGAAGGAGACGTTTTTGATGAAGTTACGAGAGATGAATATGTTGATGGCCACTTAAAGGATTGGTTTTCAAGACCTGTCATCATAGATTCTTTTACGATGTCAGAAAGCACAACCTTTACAGCATGGGCATTGCACCCATGGGCAGCATATTTCAATCACAGCACTATACAACCCAAGATTAAAGGATTCAGTAGATTGCGGTGCGATTTACATGTTAAATTTATAGTCAATGGTACTCCTTTTCGTTATGGCTGTTTGATGGCTTCGTATAAGCCGTTGAGTGCTATGGACACTTTACCTTTCACAACTCAAGAGGGGCAAGACGTTAGAAATTTTTCGGGGGGTCACATTTCAGAAGACACAGCAATTTCGAGCACATATGCGGATGTCATCGAATATGCCCCATACAGTTTCCCAAATCCTGCTGGTGGTGGGGGCGGTGTTCGCACATCTTCTTCCAAATTTTCGCGTATGGCTCGTTCGCAAAGATACCATTGCATGATTGAGCCGCAACATAATAGAGGATGTGAAATGGTTCTTCCGTTCATTTATTATCGTGATAGTCTACCACTAGCTCCTTATCTCGATGATGGTAGTGGCAATCTCGTTTGTGCGAGCTTATATAATTTGGGGACCATTGTAGTTGAGGAAATTGCGCCATTGCGCACCACTGGTACTGCCAATGCGGCCCCCGTTTCCATCCAGGTGTATGCTTGGGCTGAAAATGTTGAATTATTTGGTCCTACTGGATATCAAACGCAATCTGATACTTTGAATGTTGGTGGTATAACCTTAGACACAGATTTTATGATTCCATCTGCAGGACAGCAGAGATTTATGCCTGTCATTGCGCTTGATTCTCAGAATGAAGTAACTACAGACACTACATTGTGTGGAGTTGATTCGGATACCTCAATATCAAAATTTTGTGCCAGGCAATCGATAGTTGATGTTGGTACATGGCGGACCACTGATCCTTATGGTAGGAAACTTTTTGATTTCGCAGTGGTCCCTGAGTATTATTATTCAGAGTGGATGAGTAATACCACTGCTACCGGATTGTCTCCAATGACTTTGACGTATGCGAGGGATTGTGCGCGAGTCATGATGACCCCGGCAACGTACCTGTCACAATTATTTAATTTTTGGAGAGGTGACATGGTTTTGCGTCTGAAAGTTGTGTGTACACCATTCCATTCCGGTAGGTTAAAGATTGTATATGATCCAATGTTTGATGATTCATTGCTGATGCGGCCTGGATATCAGTATTCACAAATCTTTGACATCGCAGATACTACTGAGATTGTATTTAAGGTGCCATATTCTGGTGCCCAAGGTTTTTTGTCCACCCCACAAACTGCAATTAGTATTAGCACTTCAGCTGAGGTCACTGCACAACCATATGCTTGGACGACTTATGATTCTGGTGTGGCAAGTCATCCATTGACAAACAATTTCACAAACGAGTATGGCAACAATTATTGTGGTGGTTTTGTCTCAGTTTTTGTGGAAAATGTGCTACAATCACCTGGACCTACTCAACCTGTTAGTGTTGTGGCTTCAGTTTGTTTTGAAAACATGGAATTTGCTGACATGGATGGTGACGATGGAAATTTGGCCGTTGTTTCTTTTTCAAATCTTGTTCAGTTTTCGTCTCAGAGTGACACAATTCCCTCATTTAAAAAGAGAGGGAAGTATTCGCATTTGGTTGTCGAAGATTTTGTTACTCAAAGTGAAATACTTGATCTTACTAAGCATGTCAAACGAAATGACAAGAAGTTGAAGGACGTGTATTGTGGTGAACGTGTGAAAGATCTTGCAATGGTCATTGGCCGCTCTTACATACATAGATATCATGATTTCCCAACAACACGAATGGGAACGATGCCGGCCAATTCATATGGGAGCTATGGTTTGGTGGTTACGATACCCAGGTTTCCCATGCCGTATGGACGATATAAGTGGGACTACAACGTGATTGGAGATACATCACCATTGTTGGAGCCTTTGACAAATACTTCGTTCACAAATCCTACCTCTTATTTGGCAGCGTGTTTCCTTGGTCATAGAGGATCTGTCAAGGCTTCAGCTTCTGTTTCATTGATTAGTCAGACATCTTTGTTGCCTTTTTCAGTTTTTATGAGCAGGATTGCTGCTGCCCCTGTTGAGAAATTGCTTTCAGTTGGGTTGCTTGGCATGCCAGCAAATAATGTGCAGAGTTACAAGCGTTTTATACAGGCAACGTATGCACCTGGGTGCATGTCAGCAGGTGCCGTGCATAACTCTGGCACATCGGCAGTAGTTCGAGGAAGATTTCCCTTGCTCAAGAACTTGCGTATGATGCCTGGGAATCCTCTTTTTGGTTGCGCACCTTTGATGGATGGCACTTATGATAGTTTGTCCATATCAGTGAAGTATCATGGTCTTTCAGCCACGTCTGCGGTTCCCTATGGTGAGATTTTTGATTCCGTTGCTTGTGGGAAAGATTTCTCACTGATTGGCTTCGTGAACGTGCCAGAAATTTTCCACTAATGTATTTTATCTTTATTTTGGTCTTTGTTTCAAATTTTTGAAGATTTTTTCGAAGTACACCCTTGTGGCAGTACCACCTGTGGTGTTAGTCATCTAGTTTGGTAGGCGTTGCACTCTGTTGTAATGTCTACTCGCTTGTTTTGATAACTTAGGATTTCATTTTCTTAAAGCTGAACAAAGAAACCTTTGACCGTGGTTTTATATCGGTCCCTACTTGGTCTTAGACCATTCTTT